GAACTATCACCTGTCCATATCATTTGTAGATGGAACAAGTGCTGCATCAGGTGTGGCATTACGTCTACGCAACCAGGAGCTTATGGATTCCAGGCGATCCGATGTAGAAAGGTGGAAAACTATAGAAAAAAGTCTGTTTGAAGTAGAAGAACGGATATTAATAATTGAAACAGGCAGAGATGCAGGATTCTTGCTTGGTCTTGACTATGAGGAATCTACAGAGATACTATCAGACCAGGAACAGCGTGAGAAGTGGGACTGGGAACTATCACATGGTCTTATTGATGAGGCCGATATACTGATGCAAAAGGATGCTGATAAATATCCAGAACGTGCAGATGCTGAAGAATATTTAGCCCAAAGGTCAGGTGTGGAGGAGGGGGCTGAAGATGCCACTTCTCCACTACTGGCAGCACTTACAACACCTGTATAGATGGCTGATCAGGACTATATAAGAAGAACTGTAGAAGAATTAGCATCTAAATTCAGATTGGCACAGGAAGAAGCTGTATCTGCTATGCTTGGACTTGTAGAGGGTAAATCTAATGCAGAAGCTATTGCTATATTGAATGAATTAGATGTAGGTGCTGTTATGAGAGCAAAGACATCAGGAATTGTATCAACATATACAGCAGGTAATGCAGGAACACTATTAAGCAAGGAAATGTTTGGAGGTATAACAGAATCTACATTAAGGGCATTACTTACACAATCAGAGCAATATCTTACAGGTGAAATAACTGCTATGGCTAATGTAGTAAAACAAGAAGTTATTGCAGGGATAATGAACAATAATACTTTAGATGAAATACTTGTATCTGTAGGTAGGCATGGATATGCTGCTGATGTAGGGATGACAAGAATAATAAGTGATGGGCTAAACAACTATTCCAGAGCAGTTACAAGAATGATGATGGATGAAGCACCTTCTAATACTAAATATATCTATGTAGGCCCAGCAGATGAAAAGACACGAGATTTCTGTTTATCTGCGATTCAAGCAGGTGCAATTACTATGGCAGAAATTAAATCTATGGGATGGACATCTTCGCTTACAAGTGGTGGTGGAACAAATTGCAGACATGGATGGGAGCCGATGTCAAGAGATGTTAGAGGTCAATTCTACCAGAAAGAAGAAGCAGAGGAGATATTAAATGCTTGATGCGAAGTTCTGGAAATCAGTTGGCATTGATACTGTGGCCTGTTATAGAAGGCATATATTCGATCCAGATGGCGGTGGAACAGGTGCAAAAGATGTGTTCGGAATATCATATAAAAGTTATAGTGATAAATATCGAGAAGCAAAGAAAACTGGCAAACTTAAAAGACAAGCGTCATCATTTAAAGATTCAAAAGCACCTGTATTAACATCAGATTTGGCAAGAGATTTTAAAGCATTTAGTTCAAGTTCTACTGGCTTTGGTTTTGGTGCTATATCACAAAGGGGAAAAGTAAAAAGCCTGGCAAAGATGGGTAGGGTTATATATACGGATGCAAAGCCATTGCCAGATAAATGTGCTGAATTTCTTATGGATGAAATGACAAAAGATGTGAAGGGTGCATTTAAAAAGATACGGAAAAAGATAAAGCGTAAAAAAATTAATATTAACATTGGTAAATAATTCAGTAGATTTGAAGTATAACTTTAACTCACAAAAGAGGTATTAAATGGAAACTGAACAAACAAATACACCAACTGCTGAAGATAACAGCGTACCAAATCCCAGCACACAAGCTGATGATAAAAATGATGTGCCTTATACAAGGTTTCAAGAAAAAAATGCACAATGGAAAGAGAGGGGTGAGGTAATAGACAAAATAACTGCTGAAAATGCCGAGCTAAAGGCGAAACAGGAAGATGCAAGGCAAAAAGCATTAAAGGATGCAGGGGATATTGAAACCCTTTTACAAGAATCTCAATCCAAAAATGTAAAATATGAAGAAACTCTAAAAAAACAAGGCGAAGAATTAGGTGCTTTCCGTCAGGGGCTTGTAGATCAAGTACCAGAGGAAAGAAGGGTGTACACCGAAGGAATGAATATGGCAACCTTGCAGAAGTTTGTTGCAGATGAACAAGTAACTGCAAACGCAGGAAAAACCGATTCATCCAGGGCAGGAACAACTGCTAAAGGTGATTTCGGTGGATATAGTTCCTATGCTGAATGGGCGACCAAAGACCCTAAAGGTTATGAACAAGCGAATGGAATAGTTGGTAATCAAGGAAACCAATTTAATGTTGGAGGTTAGTGAGCAAAATAAAACCTAATGATGGTGGACATACACCTTTTGGTGTAGATATTGATCCAAAGAAGGATTTGGTTCATAATACCAATGAAGATGGTTCTCATGATGCTTATTTTAAAAACTCCAAGATGAGATATGGCGATTACATAAATGAACTTGAGCATAGATTCCACAAGAAAGATCAGGGCAAAGATTATGCCTCGAGATCAATCGGGTTGTTTGGTGGCTTTGGTAAAGGAACTCTAAATAAAAATTAATAATCCTACCCGAAGATGACTTGTGTCATAGCTGAAGATGGATAAATTTTAGGAGTTAGGAATGGCATTAACAAGTGCAGCAACTAACATAACAGCATCAGCTACTATAGTTGGTGGTGTCGGTAAAGTATTGGGCGATGCAGTTATCGCTTTCAATAAAGTAAATGTAATAGCACCTTTGGTAGCATCAAGACCTGCTGTTGTAGGTGCAAAGACTGTTGAATGGGCTGACTGGCTCGTAGCTTCTTATGCAGATGTTACAGCAGCAACTGAAGCAACCAATACAACAGCACAGGCCCTCACAACCGCAGCACGTACTGCAACCCTATCTGAACACGTTATTCAGGTAGATATTTCTGATCTTGCTGAACAGGGATATGGTGCTGGTGGTAGTCTTGGTGGAAATGCAGGTGCAGTAATTGGAAATGCAATAGCTGCTCGTTTAGATAACGACCTGGCAGCACTTTTTGCAGCTGGTAATTTTACTAATTCTGTAGCAGCAGCAGGTTCAACGATGGATGTAGGTGATATTTTTGAAGCCTTACGATTCCTCCATGCTAATCAGGCTCCTGCTCCTCTTAATCTTGTTCTTGGAACTCAACAAACCTGGGGGCCAAAAGGATTAAGATTAATGATACAGGGTCATGCAACATCACCAACTACAACAAACTTGATGGGTGGTTCTTCTATTGGTGAAGCATTATCTGTTAATGGATTTGTTACCAAATTCGCAGGGTTTGATGTTTATTCAACTCCTGAAATTGTTGAAGATGGTAATAATGATGAAGCTGGATGTGCATTTAGTCGCAATGTATTAGGCTTTGCTACTGGTTCTAAAGGTATAATTTCTGTAGAAACACAGAGAGATGCTTCTGCTCGTGTGACAGAGTATGTAGGAACTGGTGTTTGGGGTGAAACGATCATCAAAGAGTTATATGGTGTAAGTATTACATCAGATGTTTCATAAATAATAATCAAATATGAGGGTGGGGAATCGAGGCTCTGCCCTCATATTGAACAAGGAGATTTAAAGATGGCAGATATATATTATAAAAAACCAAGCGGTGAGGTATTTAAGTATCAAGCAGGTCGTATGAAAAAATCATCTTGTGATGAAAAATACACATTATGTGATCTCAATGGAAAAGAAGTAAAGAAAGAAACAAAGAAAGCCAAAAAATAGTAATATCTTCAAGGCTCATTCACAGTTCAACCATTAACTTTAGAGAGGAAGAAAATCAATGGCAGACACACTTATTAGACAATATAGCGTACAAGAAAGACTTGGTAAGATGGATGTTGATGTTATAACCTTGACACCAGCCACTACAACAGCAGAATGTGTGGTAGGAGATGTAATATTCCAAGCAGATGAATTAACTAATCTTGTATCCGTACCAGCAGGGACTTGCATAGTTCAATCCATAGGGGTACTGGATGATGATGATAATGGACAGCCAATAGATATAGTATTTATGGATACAACAGGATTGCTTGATGCAACTTCTGCTGGTGGCACAGCAATAGATGCTGCTGATGGTGCTATTCCTGATGCTATACTTGGTGTCGTTAGTATTACTAATTATTTTGATGGCATAGCTTGGCAGTATGGTCATAAAGAAAATATAGGATTAACATTAAAGGCAGCTTCGGGTGCTACAAGCATATATGTATCTGCGGTTAATAGGGGTGCAACTGCTACATGGACTGCTGCTGGTCTGCGATTACAAATCGGTGTCGTTAAAGATTAATGTTCCCATCTCGTAGAATCATAACATCAGGTGGCGATGTATATCGTGACCAATATTCACTTGCCTTCGATGGGACGGATGATAAAGTAGATTTAGGTTCGGATAAACCAAATGATGGTACTGGTGCTATTACAATATCTGCTTGGGTAAATCCTACTACATTTGGAGAAAATAGCAAAGGATATATAATAACTAATGGTAAGATGTTTTTATATGTAAATGATACTAGCGATAGAGTTACCTTTTCAAGAGATGGTGAAACTGAGAAAAATTCTGCTGATGATTCTATCTCAACAGGCAGTTGGCAACATATAGTTGTTATAAGTGACAGCGATGGTGACAATACTAATTTTTATATCAATGGTTCTTTAAGTGGTACTGCAAATCAAGATGCTACAACTCCTATGGCTGGTGATACTAATACTTTTATTGGCAATAATAATGCTGGAGACAGAACTTTTCATGGCAAAATATCTGAAGTAGCACTATGGAATACAACACTATCATCCAACCAAGTAAAACAACTATACAATGGCAGAGAACCATTCGATGCACGGAATGTAGCAAAATCCAATCTTCAAGGTTACTGGCGAATGGGTGATGGTGTCTTGGATCACAGACAAACTAATGGACTTGTAGCCGATCAGGTAACAGCTACGCTTGGGAGTGAGCTTATAACAGTTGAGGCTGATAGGACATTTGCATCTGATACAAGTTTTTGGTCAAGAGAAACTGGTGTTGCAATATCTGGTGGTGCTATGGTCTTTACTAATGTAGGACTCAATGCAGGATTTAACAGAGGCAGTTTATTAACATCAGGAGCTACATATAAAGTTACAGTTGATTGCACCGCATATACCGATGGAAGCCTCCATGTACATGGTGGTACACTTGTTAATTTTCCTGATAACACTTCCACGGGGACTAAAACAGTATTTTTTATTGCATCTTCTACGACATTTCAAGTAAGAACAGGTGCTGCTAATTCTGATTTTTCTGTTGACAATATATCTTTAAAGCAAGTGAATGGCAATCCAGGCGTATTGGTTAATTTCGATGGAACAGATTTTAAAACGGATGTGCCAAGATGAGTTTTGAGAATAGAAAATGGGTAATTATTACTCTGGCAAGTTATAGTGATGAGCAGTTGGATAATTTATGTGCAAGTGCAATACAAACATCAGTATCGACACTACGGAAATCCGTTAATGGAACGAAAGCCATACTAAAGTGGGATGGTGATACGCCTACAGTATTTGATGGAATGGATACTTTCAGCCATAGTGAGATCCTCACAGAACTTGCGAAAGCAGAATGGACAAATGCTTCCTGACTTCAAAGCACTTATTGAACGCATTGGTGTGAATGAAGGCTTCCGAAGTAAGCCATATCAATGCTCTGAAAATGTTTGGACTATTGGGCATGGCTTAACTTGGATTACTGAAGAAGAATCATTAAGCATCCTATCTGGCAGAATTTCCGATTTACATTTAAAATTAGCTGATGATCTAGATTGGTACGATGATATGCCACCAGAAGTTCAAGGTGTCATAATCGAAATGTGCTTTCAGATGGGCTTCGCAGGATTCTGTAAATTCAAAAAAGCTATTGCAAATATGAAGGAGCATGATTGGAAAGGTGCATCAGAACAGATGCTTGATTCATTGTGGGCCAAACAAACGCCAGAACGTGCAAACAGATTAGCTGATATAGTTAGGGAACACGGATGAAAAAAGTAAGCATAGGAAACTGGATTACAA